TTCTGTTCCTTTTCTACTCTTTTGACAAAGTCTTTCCATCTCTGTCCAATCACATTCCAATCGTAGAACTTCTTCATGTGTGCTCGAGCATTCTTACCATGTTCAAATACCATATCTCTATCATGATAATATCTACTCATAGCTTCTCCCATAGCAACTTCTGATACTATTGCTCTTTGAGGTGCTGCTCTCTGAGGAGTGTCCCACCACATATCTTTGTAAGGTACTAAACATCCTCTGTTCGTAAAATCTTCGTCTTCTAAAGTGTCTCTACCATTTTGAGCCCCATCTCCATGAGGAAATAAAGGTATTTCATCTTCATAAGGATTATCTGCGCCTACTAATTCGAAAGTAGTAGTATAATTGGTTGCTAATACAGGCAACCCACAGGCCATAGCTTCTATCGTAGGTATCCCAAATCCTTCTCCAGCAGTAGGTAATGCAAATATATCCATCATATTATAAATGTCTACCATAGCTTCTTCACTTACACCACCACCTTGGTCTATACCTCCCATTGTTCTGGGGATAAGGAATTCTTTTATTCCATAGTCTTCAGCCATCGGTTCAATTTTCCAACCCATATAATCGTCCCAATCCATGTGTAATAATAGACGTGTTTCTTTAGGTGTTAGATTATTCTTTTCGACAAAATACTTAAAAGCTTTAATCAATCGTGGTATATTTTTACGATGTTGGTTACGTGCTACACAACCTACTACAAATGCATCATCTGGTTTAACATTTAATTTAGGTTTAAAGAAGTTAGTATCAACTCCATGTGGTATAACTGTTACATTGTTGTGCCATTGCTCTCC